CGATGCTCAACTTGAGCTTCAAATTGCCAACTCCGGTAGTACTCCTCGAGCGCTTCCTGCTCATCTGGGGTGATTCCAAATGCGACAAAAAATGAGTAGCGGGCGTCATCACTAACTGGGGCCTCCTTTGGATGGAGTCCCCTGGCCATGTGGGTCATTCCACATTGCCATCCGACGCTATTTGTTATCTCACTCTTATCTCCGTGACGCATGTATGCTTTATACATTTCTTGGAAAACCGGAACGCCACTTGTGAGACTTAAGCCACACTCTCCAACCGCACCTAACCACTTTGCAGCAGCCTTCGGTGTCGATATATCAAACAAACACATTGTGTCCTTTTCACGTGCTTTCTCAAAGCCACGACACATTATCAAGCCATTGGCTCCGATAACTGGTTTGCACTGGCAAAACTCAACCTGGTATAGTTCGGTAACTGGTTCTTCCTTGGTCATGACAAAACCCATTTCGTCAAACCATTCGTCCAATCCAGCCCCAAACTTCTTAAGATCCCCTTTCTCCATGAAAACGACACAGTCATCCCCATTGTTAATCAGTTCAAGTTTCACCCCCCTCTCCCGCCCATACGCGTGTATCATGGCGCACATAATCAAGCAATTGCCAAGAGCGGTATTCATGTCTCCACTAAACCGCTTTCCCTCGACGTTGTACTTCACTGTGCCATCATCACACCTGCCGAAACCGACATTGTGTATCTGCCATTTTAGTAGCTTCCTCAATTCCTTAGAACGAAACATAGCATTGTAGATGCTATGCTCCCAAGCCAACATTTCCTTGCTGACATGTTGGTCAAATCTACTGGCATCAAGCCCAAGCGCTACCGGATTGTCAAAGGACTCAAACTTTTGTCTTAGAATATCTGCCGTTTCAACAGCATTAAATCCCTTAAGAACCACTGGGGTATCTGAGCCAAAGACCTTCTGTATTGCTTTGTAAATTTTGTGTTCGACTGGTTTGAGGTATCTACCAACTCCCACGTTGTAGACAGGCCTTCTAGGTTGTATGCACCGAGGTGCTTTATCACTAGGTACCTTCTCGCACTTAACAAAGCTATCGCTGTATGCGTCTTTTCGTCGCACACCGTTGATAGTGTAATCTTCTACCGCTCTTTCATAAATTGTTCGTTTACGTCCCGTGTACATCTGAGAAAATTCTTCAGGGGAAACAGGGGAGGAAGTTCCGAGCAACCTAAGTAATTGCTTACGAAAATCCCGAAGCCTATCGTTAACAACGATAGGATCAGGATCCTCAACAAGTTGATACACGCCATCAACCTTGTGATAAAAGACCCGCTCCAGCAATGCTGTGTTAAGGGTGTTGATATCAGGATCGTTACAAGTTAACGATCGCGTTGTTCCAGAGATCCCTTCTACTACGTAGATCTGGCGCGAACGGCATGCAGCCTGAGTGTCACACTTCATGGTCAGCTGCGGATGCGATAGTTTCGAAACATGTCGCACCCCATGAAGTACACCCAAGCCACATCAGGCCTGGTTAAATCCTGCAACCTCCAGCAACATCGAAAGCCTTAGCTTACGAGTTTGCGCTAGAGCACAGGATCCAAGTTGCGCAGCTTCCACCTCCCATTTACTTGGTACGAATACCGCTTCAACAATGGTTGGCATGATACTGGCGGCAACGACTTTCCTCAAGTTGTATTCAGAAATTTCTTCCCTAGCAACTCGTTGGACAGCCCGTCTATTGGCCATAGTGGGTCGAGGTGTGCCAAGCCTGAGCTTAACAGCAGCTACAATCTCACGAACGAATTTTCCACGACGTCCCTTACGGATTCGTCGCTTAACTGGTTCCTTCACCCCAATTTGTTCATGTTCAGGTGTAAGAGGGATGTTCCCAATTTCGAAAACTTCCATTACCTCCGGAACAACTGTATCAACTAATTGGTCAGTAGCTTCTTCAGGGTTAAACCCTCCTCCCTCCAACACCTCGGATAACTTAGCATTTTCAGTCATCATCCAAGGCATCAGGTAATGGTATGTAGCTGCACCAGCAACTGCAGTCATAGTGACTGCCATACCCAATTTAGTATTACTAATTTGCCCTCCAGTACAAAGGGAATTTGAAAGGGTAACCAACCCTTTCGTAACCTTTAAAACTCGTTGTGCATTGTAGATTGTGATCATAGTGCGAGTTTCAAAAGGGGGTGGCTCTTTGACCGGCCAAGGTTGCAGAAGGGGAATGATCTGCACATCGCTAGATTAACATTAGACGGGGTCCTAGCAGACCCCGGTGAATTGCCCCTCCTTCGCAATTCACTATGAAACCCTTCGGTTTCCCTATAATTTCGCCCCTACCTGTGCTCGTGAGCTCCTACCTCACGCAATGGTCTTGGGTTTAAGCACAGATTGTCCCTAGTGTACCAGGCTAAGGATTACGCAGACTAGAACGCTTGTCGGTATTACCAGCATGCAATAAAGCATCCGACCGTGCAGACCGCAGTAACGGTGTTGCCCCAACAGTTGGTTGTATAACTTGGCGAAAGTCACTACTCGCTGTTGGAGTGAAAAAGTAG